CGCACTCATGCTGTTAAACTTGAGACCAAAAATTATATGACGTGGTGCTACGGCACCTAGAAGTCACATTGAAAAATGTCTCAGCTTTAATAAGCAATGGTGCCGTGGATAAACCACTACGCATCTCAAACAACTCAAACGTCTAGAGATACGTAACTACGGGGTCTCCTCCGTAGATTTATTCACTGTTCTTTAGGGCCTTCAGTGAACTGAAAAGGCTTGCAGCCCCTATAAGGGGCCACGTAGATTGGGTACATAATGATATACCGGTACTGATAGGAAGAATGACAAAGTGAAATCTTCACCTACCGACACAAGCTCTCGAACCAGATCACTCTGGAGAGTTGGTAAATCATCGCCCGTCCCGACAACAGCTTGCCAGGTGGTATATACCTGATGGGCTCCCCAACCTTTGTTGGTATTTGGCGCTACATTTCGTGCGAAAGTAAACCTATCGAACGAGTAAAACGGACACTCTATCTCTACACATGGATCGACAATAGTGTTCGTCTCGGCAGCGCCATTAAAAAGCGTCGGATATTGGGTTAACTGATAAGAATTCAGTCCGTTAAGACTGTCCGAAGTTGGTCCAATTGCCGACGCCAAGCTATAAACATTAGCCGAATCTGAAGGGAAGCGCTGGGCTCCCAACAGTTGGTTATCATTATAGCTTTGCACGCGATGATACTTCCATCGCATCCCGCCTCGCACTGCTACATAATTGGGAGTAAACCAGTTCACAATTGTGTTCTGGAAATAATTCAATTTAGCAGCATTGTCGTCCTGGTGGACCGCATTAGGAGCATACCCTCTATAAAGTGGGAAGTCCTTTTTGGTCATCACTGAATACGACGCGCCTGTGCCAACGGGTGCGTGAACACCATACAAACAATATCTCTTCATCAGAGACCGAATCGAAGGGACTTCTTCGCCAAAGTACACCAGTGAATTCATATCACTCGAGTCTAGGCAAGAAGCCATCTTAGCGGCTACCTGATTGGAAACAGGGATTGATGGCTCGGGAGTATCCTCCGCATTCGCTTCATCATCACCGGCCTGCGCCTCCAACGTGGCAGGACCGTTTTTGAATAGCGAATACCGCTTGTAGTAGAAATCGTTCGGAGCTCTTACCTCAAAATCGTCGCACATCTTAACAAAAACGTTAACTTGAACGCTGTTATCGATAGTGGAATTAGGAGAGGTGAGCTCATTAAGAACTCTGACACTCACAAAACCGTTGTTAAAATCGGAATTGGGAGATGTCAAGGCTGTGGCTGACCAGGGGAATGAATTGTTCTCCGGATCACGGACACGCAAAAAGCCGTGCTCGTTGCCCCAACCACACTTGATAGTGAAGTCCTTGTCAGAAGCAATGTCTACAATGTGGGTGTACTGTGTGTTATATTCGTAAGTCTCGAAAAAGTACGGATCGAAAGCCACAGCTATACGCCCCTTATGAAAGTTGGACGCTACAATCTGAAAACGAAACTCCATAGAGCCTCGCCAAAATTCAAATGGCAGCGCCACATGACAAGCGGGTGTGAAATGGTATTCTGTTCCATTTGTGTCGTAGAGAGATGGAGTAACCACCGAGTTCCAAAGAAGTGACTCGGGGCCATCCGTGACGTCCCATGTAAAAGAACACAGGTACGACTCTCTCATGGCTATGGATTTGATTTCCATCTCATCATGAGAACTAGTGCCAAAGATCTGAGGATCAATGGACAACTCTTGCTTCACATCTAAACTAAGTTTATTAGCCGTGTCATCCACATTTGTGTTAGCAAGTGTTCCCACAGGTCGGATAACCGTAGGCATGCTAGGTTCAATTACGTTTGGTCGAGAATAACCAAATATTCGAGCAACATCTGCCACTGTTGAAGCGGCTAATTCCGTAGCCCTAGCAAAATTACCTATTACAGGAGCTCTCGTCAGCGTGCCAGCCATGCGTGCAATAACGGAAGCTGGTTTACTAACAGGCCCTTGCCCATATTCATCACCGGCCTGAGGAGAGAGCGATCCAGGGTCCGTACTAGTCGGAATGGAAAGATCAACCTCGCTGGCCCATGCAAAAATGGAAATGGTGACACTTTCATTGGCACCATTGGCATGCTTGAGGTTATTAATGGAGCGGAGATTCATTTCTCCCATCTGACGCCACTCTTGACGAGGGATATTCAGAACATTTTTCTGCCACAAAAACGGTAAGGTCATAGAACCACCCGTCGAATATGTCGGATCAATGTAAATGTGAGGCCTCTGCGAGGCACCAATCACATCCTGGGGGATAAGGGCGCGATTCTCGGTTACGTTGTCACTTATGTGTAGCGGTGTATACGAAGCGATAGCGCGTCCATAGAAAAATCCGTTTCCATTTATCATCACTTTAAGATTGAGCTTAGCTCGCATCAGATTGAAATTCGTGAGTCGGTTAAGAACTCGCGGATTCTCGAAATACAACTGCCAGGGATTAAAATTCTCAAATAGACTAGTGCCTACTCCCCAGTTATACGAGGCAATCTTGATGGGTCTTTCAAAGAATGAGCCGAGGTCAGCATCGTTCATGTCCGCCACCATACGCGTTGGGTCCATGCTCGATTCGACTTCGTAGTGATAAGCCACATTCTTGTCCTGGAAACTCACATTCTGCGCTGAAAAATCAGACGAAGACGGAGTAATGCTAAATGCCATACGCTCCTCACCAGACTGAGGAACTAGCATACACTCTTGATCACTTTCAATTGGATCAATGATATTAAATATATTATTATACAAATTAGAAATGCAATTTATGATTCATGTCCAGTGCGCGCATCAACGCACTGTCAGAGAGGCTAAATTGTCGGATCGGCGAAATCCTTCCCTAAATAGGGACACACATAACGTTACCGACGTGCACTGACCTGTCCACGACACCTAGGGTTCAGCAACCTAAGTTGTCGTGCGTTATATCCAGCACACGGAAAGTTTTAACGAATACACAACTGGCGGAACTTTCAACGCCAGGCCGGGTATTTATACCGCCCCCCCGGTGAGGGGCTGGGCTCGCCTAGAAACGAGTTCTGACGAGCTGACGCTCAAATGTCGTTTGGGTTGTCAATCCACGGACAATATGAAACGCCGCTAATTTGGCTTCCACGGTGAATTTTCCACGAACCTTAACCAATTCCAGACCATATTCGGTCATCACAAAAGAAAACGTGACGAGGTCTGGACGTAGCAAGTGTAGAATCTTACCATACTTGGACGCCTGGAATAGCACTTGGCCATACCTGCTCGCTTGAGTGCCATTGCGAGACTTAAGAAGTTTGCACTCAATGTTGACAATACAGTAGGGGTTCATATAGGCGAGATCAATCTCACCTAAACCACCGGCTACCTTGTCATTCCGCATGAAGGCAGAATTCTCGATCAGTGAATCAGTATACCAGAGCAGATCATTTTCATTCTCATACTCTCGCACACCAGCTCCACTTAATTCCGAAGAAGATCCAGAACTCGCCGGACGGACGGAGACAAACGCAGGCATCTCACTCCCTGATTGTGGAGACAGCTCCAGTGGCTCTGGAACCATGTCTACAGGGACTGAGCTGACAACCTTAATTTGTCCATCATCCTCGAGGAATTCATCAACTAGCAAGTTCCAGTCAGGCAAAGTATAATCTGGTCCAAAATGGTTTCGACCAACTTTGATCAACTGGTTCCTGCGATAGCTGAAAGTCTCCTCGCCATGCAGAAAGAATTCACGATTTGCTGTAAACAAAGCACTTCTGGCGATCTCCAAATCAGGAACACCAGTGCCTCGAATATTATGCAGCATCTTAGAGATAGAAGCCTCCTCAATGGGTGCAACATGCCTCTTCAATGCAGGCTCGTAACGAAAACCACGCTTAAGGAAGTTAATATCCTTGAGGTGGATTAACGGAATAGACTCGGAAGTCTTGTCCGCCATCGTATACGTAATACCAGCTTTTCGCAATTCCTCCGCCACTGTAGTATGGTTGAACAATTTCTCCTTGGGGGAGACGTTCATGACATTATCG